GGATCGTGTTGTTCTTGCGCTTGTGGCGGTGGATGCCGGTCGGCATGAGTCGTCTCACAGGCTCGCATTGGTCGAAGAGCTTCTGCAGGCGCGACTCGGAATAATCGCGGGCGTCCTCGTCGGTTTGGTCAAGCCAGAGGGCTGGCCCCGGAAGGTTGGCGATGATGTAACAAATCGTCAGCTCAGGTGCGGTGGTCTTGGATGACTGGACCGACGCGATGATCGAAACGAGCCGGATGCGCGGATCAACCAGTGATTCCATCACTTCGCGAATCCACGGAGAGTTGTCCGAGCGGAAGCGTCCCGGGTTGGGTGAGTAGGGAATCCCCTCGATGTGATCCTCGCACCATTGCCAGGCAGGCCGGCGGTCGGGCGGTTGCCATGCTTCGCGCCAGATGTCGTGGAGCACCTTCATGATTCGTGGAGGCAAAGGAGAACCTCATCAATCGCCTGTCGGCATTCCCGTTGGATGCCCGTGGCGTCGAGACCGGATAGGATGGGCGGAAGTTCGTTTTCAAACTTGGCTCTCAGGATGGAAGTCGCTCGGGCGACATGGCCGATCCACTCGCTCTTCACCTGATGGATTGGAACGTATTCGCCCCTTTTCACGGCGATGCGGAGTTCACGCTCCTCGACCTCCGCGAGCAACTTGCGCGCCTTGAGAGCCTCCTCGTTGCCGACCGGCACCTTGCCTGCCTTGAGTCCGCGCAGCCGGACGAACTCGCGCCAGTCGGCCACCGGCCACAATCCATTCGAGAGCGGCTTGGGTGCGCCATCGAGTTTCTGCCAGGTGGTGAGAGTGCGGCGGGTCACGCCTAACACAGCAGCAAGCTCGACGAGCGTCTTTGCATAGGCGAGCGTTTCCTCGCTGCCGGCCGCCCGGGACTCGATGCGCGCCCGTTCGGCCACGGTGAGCGGTTTGCCGGCCGCCACTTTGCGGACCACGTTCTGGAAATCCGCGTCGAGGATTTTCTCCGCGACATCAGCTGGCAGGGCGGTCGATGCTGGGTTGCCGTTGCTCATGGTTTCACCGCCACCCACCCGGCGAAGTTCAGATGCCGCCAGAAGCAATCGACCGAGGTAAAGCCTTCCTGGTAGAGCAGTTCCTCATTCCAGCGGGCAGTGACAGGCACCAGCACACCTTCTAGCGACAGCCGCTTGCGGTCGATCTGACTCTCGGAATAGCCGTTCTCCCGCTTGATGTTGAGGAACAGGTTCACGAACGCCTCATCGAGTTTGGCAGTCGCACCGAGAATCTTTTCCACGAGGATAAAGGCTCCACCCGGAGCCAGCGACTCGAACACGCGGCGGATGATTTGCTGGCGGTATTCGATAGGCGTGAACTGGAGCGTGAGAACCGAGAGCACGAGACTGGAAGTCACACCAGGGAACTCGTGGCGCAGGTCGGCAGACTGGATGGTGACGCGATTGCCGTGCGGGTGGTAGTTGAAGTTCTGACGCGCCGCCTCGATCATCGGTTCGCTGATCTCCAGGCCGATGTAATCGTTGGCCGCAGCAAAGCTCGAAACGAACGGCAGGAGCGCCTGACCGCGGGAACATCCCATGTCGATGATGGCGGTGCCGGGTTGCACGAAGCGCCGGCCCACCTCGAAGGTCACCATCCGCATCGCATTGTATTGGGGGATGCTTCGCTGGAGCATGTCATCGAACACGGCGGTCACTTCCTGATCGAACTGCCAGGCTCCGCGGGGAACGACTTCATCACGTTGGGCTTCACTCATGCCCGCGTGGCGGATGTCAACGCGGCAGGCGTTTGACGATCCGTGTGCCTTCGGTCAGGCAGGTCCCTTCAGGCGTCACCCAGAAGCACGGGATGGAGAACTTCGCATACATCTCGCGAGTCCGTGGGTTGCTTTCAATCGCGAGGTAGCGGGAGTCATCGCCGTGGGTCGGGAACACGTCTTTCTTGAGCAGGTGTTCTTTGATTGCCGGTGGATTCCACCAGCCTTTGGGCGCGAAGCACGCATCCTGCGGACGCCAGCCGGTTTGCTCCTCGATGCGGTCGAGCGTTTTGATCGTCCAAGAGTCCGGGCGGGCGGTGATGAGCACGACCGTGTGAGGCCGCACGAGTTCGACGAGCCACTGGCGGTATTGCTCGTTGGCCAGTCGCTTCTCCATGCGCTCGGGCGTGGTGCCACGTGCCGGATTGTTGGACACCAGCGTGTAGTTGAGGTCTAGCAGGATGATCATAGGTTAGTCTGAAGACGTTGGCTGAAAGAGTCCATGGCGCATTTCGTGAGATCCATACGAGTGCCGTCTGGATAGGGCAGGTTAAACTCAAACTCGATGGCGGCACGAAGGCGGGCAGGATCAACTGGCAGGGCTGACGCGCAGGCCGCGTTGATGTTGTTGGAAAAGTCATCGACCTTCACCGAGCGGAAGAAGGTGCCGAAGAGATCCTTGAACTCGGATACCGTGTGATACTTCTGGACCTTGGGCTTATCCTGAAAATCACCGATGCGGATGCCCGGTTCGTAGTCGAGGCGGAACGCGATGTTGCCCGCGTTGCTCTCGTTCATGAACGCCTTGCCATTGACCTGCCGCCAGCCGGACTCACCGGCAGAGGACGCGCAGGCATAGACCTTGGTGAACGGTTTGCACAGAGCGGCGCAGAGGCAGGCGATGTGCTCGCGGTCTTCACGGAACGGCACGGAATTCAGCACGCTTGCGATGAAGATGCTCGTCCATTCCTTGCCTGCCGCCACCTCTGCGAGAAATGCGCGTGCCAGTTCCACACTCTCCGCCTTGTTGATGCCCCCTGGTCCAAGCCGATACGGCTCGAACGGCGTGCAGTCGATCCCGGCCTGGCGCAGGAGGAAGGTTTCCGTCAGGTGGCCGGCACCGAAGTCGAGGATCGTCGTCCCGTGCTCCTTGGTCCAGCGGGTGCGGTCGGATGCCTTGCCGATGTCGAAATCCTTGCAGGGCTTTGCGCCATGCGTGGCGAAGACGAAGCCGTTGCCAAGCTCGCGCCTCACGCGGCGTGCCCTGCGGAACGAGTTGAAGCGCAGCATATCGGCATAGCGCGTGTGGATGTCGAAATCCATCGAGAGCAGGTTCATCATCGCCCGGGCAAACTCCGCTTCTTCGTCAGTGACGAAAACCACGGGAGCGAATGCGACTCCCTTTTCCGCCAGCATTTCCAGCCGACCGATGCCGTTGATCACCGTGAGATCCTCGCGGCAGACGATGGGCATGAGGATGCCGTGGCGATGCAGCGTGCGGGCGAGATTGCGGGCATACTGGATCCAGCGGCCGGAGTTCACCCGGCAGAGATCCTTCACGGCGACTTCCGCGGGCTTGAGGCAGCGCAGGAAGGCATCGCTGCCGACCTCCTTGTCGGGGATGAGGGCTGCGAGCGCTTGGATGTCGAGTGATTGCAGCTCACTGGTGACCCGACCGGGCGTGCTGTTGAAATCGAAATCGTTGGTCGCCCGGTTGAACACGATGTTGAGCGCCTTGCGCTGATCGAGGTCGAGCGCCTTGGTACGGGATACAGGAACGTGCGTAGCCCCCATGCGGCTGGCGACGAGGTGGCGCTGGTGACCGGAAAGAATCTCGCCGTCCGAGTCAGCAAAGATCGGGGCGATGAAGCCGAGTTTGCGCAGCGACAGCTCGATCAGGTCGAGCCGCTCGGCGACCGCTGACCGTGGGTTGTACGTTGATGGTCTAACGGCATCGATGGATTCGAGGGTGATGTTCATAGTCCGAGGCGGTTGCGGATTTCGTTGAGCACGCTTTCCTTGTCGAAACCGGCGTCTTGTTTTACGCGGTCGCACCACGCGATGAAGTCTTCTTGGGTGATGCGGAACCGATAGAGTCCGACCGCGACGGTGACGTCACTCTTGTCGAGTTCCTTGTCGTGGCGGTCGTCGTCATCCTCGTCATCGTCATTGCCGCCCGGATTGAGCAGGCCTTCGATGTCGGCAGGTTCGAAGCCCGCAAGGATTGTATCGAAGTCGATGGACTTCCACTCGCTGGCGATTTTTTCGAGTTCGTTGAGATCGACCGTGGAAAGTTCGGCCAGCCGGTTGTCTGCTACCAGCACGGCGAGTTCATCGTTCTCGCTTGAGAAATCCTGATAGTCCACCGGCACGACTTCGACACCGAGCTGTTTGGCGGCCATCAGGCGGCCGTGACCGGAAACGATCAGGCCGGTAAGCTTTGAGACTGTGATTGTCTGTCGCCAGCCGAAATAGCGGATGTTCTTGGCTAGCAGTTCGATCTGCCGCTGCGGGTGGGTGTTCGGATTGCGCGGGTTGGGCTTGAGTTCGCCCACCGGCACGAGCTTGTCGAAGCTGCACCACACTTCGATGCCATTGGCGAGCGTCCGGGCTTTGGGAGAATCATCAGTCATTGCCGTGGATGCGGCTGTCAACAGTCGCTGGCATCCAGCCAGGACTCCAGATCGGCGAGCGCGGCCCGGACACATCCGCCAGAGCCCACCGCGATCCGCAGTGAGGTGGCTTCATCGACCGGCCAGTGGCGGCGGAGCATGGTGGCAATGTCCTCGGTGGATGGGGCGGCGAGCTTGATCGACTGGAAGCGCGTCTGGAACCGCTCGGTGAGAAGGTCAAGTTGCAGGTTGCTGGTTCCGA